GATTCTAATTTTTCAGGAGTGTTTTATTTATCAAACGAAAACAACAATATAATTTTTACAAGAGATAATGAAACCTTTAGTTTTCAACCAACAATTTTTGATTTTTTAATTTTTCCTTATGGTTTAGTGCATTATGTATTACCAGAAGAGAGAAAAGAAAAAAGAATATGTTATGCATTTAATTTAAAAACTTTGGAGGATAAAAATAATGTATGAATCATTAACAGAAGCAACTAAGTTTCACGCAGCAAATCAATCTAATTGGATTGGAGAAGCGTTGGCAGAATATAAACACAACGTTTTTAATTTAATAAAAGAAAATAATATAAAAACTATTTTAGATTATGGTTGTGGTAAAGCAAAATTTCATTCTATTTTATTTAATAATAAAAAAGTTCCTGGCTCACCAATGGATATTGATATTATTTCTTACGACCCAGCAGTTCCAGAATTTTCTAACAAACCAAATGGACAATATGATTTAGTTTTATGTGTTGATGTGATGGAACACGTTCAAGAAGATAAAGTTGAAGAAGTATTTAAAGATATATTTACTTATAGTGATAGGGTGTTTTTAACGATTACTTGTTATCCTGCCACACAGACTTTAGTTAATGGTAAAAATGCACATTACACTATTAAAGAACCTAATTGGTGGAAAGAAAAATTAAAACCTTATGATGGAAACTATATTGTTATTTTTCAAACAAAACCTGATAGAGGAGGCAAAACTATAAACAAAGAAGAGTGGAAGCCCAATAAAATTACTTTAAAAAAATTAGAAAAAAATGACAAAACTTTAGACGAAACTCAAAAAGAGAAAGCTAAACTATTATAACAATGTCTATAAAAATTATAGATGATTTTGCAAATGTAAAAGAACAATTAGAAATAATAAATTATATAAACAACAATAATTTACTTTATTCTTTTAATAGCACTTCTATAACTAATAAAAAATTTATGACTTCTAATACAATAGATTATCCACAAATTGTTCATGAAATTATTAGAGATGATGAGGTGTATAATAATGTTTTATTTTCCTATATCTATACTTTACTATTTAAACACAAACTATCTAATAATTTTATTCATAGAATAAAAATAAACACAACGTTTCCTTATCCTAAAAATAATAAAAAAAATTATGGACCCATTCACACTGATATATCAAACACTAATGTAAATGGCACTAGTATTATATATTACATAAACAATAGTGATGGAGATACTTTATTTTTTGATGATAAATTAAATGTAACTAAAAGAATTACTCCACGACAAGGAAGAGCAATTATATTTGACAATAAAATAAAACACACAGCTTGTTGTCCAATAAATTCAACTTATAGACAAGTTATAAATATGGTATTATACAAATGATAAATTTAATAAATAAAAATAATAAATTAAACGAAAATAAAAATAGTCTAGTAATTACTTATCCAAGAACTGTCCATATCATGTTTGGTAATTACCCATACCCAGAAAAAATACATAATTTTATTTTAGAAATTAAAAATAATTTAAGTGAAAAAATGGAGGGATACACAAATGTAAAAGGAGGAATGACAGATTGGGGTTATTTCATAGATAAACCATCGTATAGAGATTTTATATCTTATGTAATCAATAAACATCAGCTATCACATCCAAATATTTTTGAACATTTTTTTGAAAAATATCTTCTTAGGGAGGCTTGGGGAAATGAAATAAAAAATAATGATAGTTTAGATTATCACTATCATCACCATATTCATGGAATTTTATATTTAACAAAAGGCTGTGATTTAAATATACCTGAATTAAATATAAAAATAACACCTGAACCAGGAGACTACTATATATTACCACCTTATATACAGCATGGATTTGAAAGACACAGTGGAGAAAATAATAGATACTGTCTAGTTTTTAATTTGCACAACAACCCACTTTCTCATTTTGATTATAATAAAAAAATTGAAAAAATGAAATGAATTATTTAGAGGCTATAGTACAAATAGACAATATTGTTGACGATATATTTTGTAAAGAAATAATGGACTATTATAATATTATTAATTTAAAATCTTTAGGAGTGGTAGATCCATCTGACCATACGTCTAGAAATGTTTTGGGAAAACATTTAGATTACAAAGAAGATAAAGTTATCTTTGATAAGATAAATAAAAAGATAGAACAAAATTATAATTTTTATAAAATTAAATTTCCAAAAATTTTATTAAATAAAATTAGTGAAATAGATTTACTAAAGTATGAAGTAGGTGGATATAATAGATATCACGTAGATGTTTATACAGATATTCCAAGATCTCTCAGTGTTATAATAAATTTAAATAATAACTATAAAGGTGGAGATTTAGTTTTTGCAGATCAAAAAAATAAAGAAGTAAAAAGGTGTAAATTAAATAAAGGTAGTATTGTATTTTTTCCAAGTAATTTTATGTACCCACATGGAATTGAAAAAATAACAGAAGGGACTAGGTATAGTATAGTAGCATGGCTTCAATAGACGTTAAAGTAGATAACCTGTTTCCAAATTTAATAGCTACTAAAAATATAGATATTTTAAAGTTAAATGTTACAGGTAAAGATTTCAAAAAAACTTTTGGATCAGATATAAAAACTACTCTTAATGGTAATACGTTATTTAATAAAAACTCGATAAATTATTTAAATATAGAACTTAGATTAATATTAGGTTATTTATTAAAACCATATTGCAAAACTTTTGTTTTTAATGTGTGTGATATATGGTTAAATAAATACAGTAAAAATGACTATCAAGAAAGTCACACTCATCCAAGTGATTTTTCTTTTATAATATACTATAAAGTAAATAAGTCTCATACAATTTTTAACAATCCAGTTAAAAATTTATTAGAGATGCGTGATAGTAAAATATTTAATAAACATTATAAACCAAAACTAAAACAAGGAGATCTAATAATTTTTCCCTCTTATTTAGAACATTGGGTAAAACCTAATTCTAATAACGTAACAATTGCAGGTAATATAAAAATTATAAATATAATTAAATGAATGAAAAAACTGTAAACATAGATAATTTTATTGGTGTGTATGATAATTATATTACGCCACAAGAGTGTGATAAAGCTATAAAACTATATGAAAATCAAAATAAATTTAATAACACTTTCAGTAGAATTAGTTTTGAAAAAGCATCTATCTTAAACAAACAAGATCAACAATTTTTTGCAGGACCAAGTAACATAAATATTTGGTGGGAAGAGTTAAAACCTATGATAGTAAATTTTGATTTAGCATGGAGTCATTATGCAAAAAATGTAGGTGCAATCGATGCTTATGGTGGTGAACCTTTTCATTATGCAGATTTAAAAATACAAAAAACATTACCTACAGAAGGATATCATATTTGGCATGTAGAGCACGCTAAAGGATACGACAATGAAAAAAGAGCATTTGTTTTTTCAATATATTTAAATGATGTAGAAGAAGGAGGAGAAACAGAATTTTTACATTTTTCAAAAAGAGTAAAACCAAAGACTGGTAGAATAGTAATTTGGCCAGCAGCTTTTCCATATTTACACAGAGGTAATTCACCCTTATCGGGTGAAAAATATATTCTAACATCTTGGATGTTATTACGACCGTGATTGATATATAATATGAAACTGGTTTATTCTATTCCAGAAAAAATTTGGTGTATACATAATTTTTTAGATTATAACGCATATAAAGGTATTCATGATGCTATTATCAAAGAACGAAAAAAAATTAATTTAAAAACTACTAAGGGACTTTGGAACGAAAGTTTAATAACTAATATAAATCCTCCAGATAGAGTTCAAGTAAGTAATTATAAACCTTTTGACAAATTAAAAACATTAGTTTCACGCAATGTATATTTTAAATTACAAGATGTAAACTATATGTCTACAACTATTCACTACATGAAAAAAGGTGCAGGTATAAACTGGCACAATGATGGTGATTGGAAGTATGGAGCAACTTACTACATAAATAGAAGATGGAATAAAAATTGGGGTGGTGAGTTTATGTTTTCTAATGAAAATGGCTTTAGTTTTTTACCTTATGTAGGTAACTCTTTAGTTATCGTTAAGGCTCCAATTCAGCATAAAGTAAACCCTGTTTTGAGTCCAATTATACCTAGAATTTCTGTACAAATTTTTATGAAATAAATTATGAAGAATAAGAAGTAGGTCTTGCACCTAATCTAGCTATTTTTTCTTCTGAAGTTTCTCCATCAACCTCATTATTATCCCATTCATTTTGTAAATAAGGTAAATGAGCTGCATCCCATTTGTCTATAAAAGGTTGAAAATCTAAACCAGTGCTAGCCCATGTGTCGTTAGGAGTTTCGTCTTTAAATTCTACCTCATCATCAGCGTTTGAAGTTTGATATTGAATTGCCCAAAAATTTGAATAATCTGAATTGTTCCAAAAATCATTATCATCTATTGTATGACCAACAGGTTGGTTATTAGCAGTTAACTCTGATTGTTTAATTATTAACTTATCTTCAAATATTACTGTCCAAGTTCCTCTAGCTGCCATTTTTTCTCCTATGTTTTTATAATATAAATTACTGTTAAATACGGTTGTAACACTGACGTTGAATCTCCTGAAAAGTTAGCACTCATATTGTGTTGGTGAGCACTACCTGAACCTGTTTGATTTGTCTCTTTGTTTTCAGGAGCCTGACCAGGTAAATCTTGGTCAAGTTGGTTTTGAGCCATAGATCTACCACCAACGTTCATATTGTGAGAGTGAGCAGCAAGTTGAGCTACTGACAAAGAAGCATTTGCTGTAGTTCCACCAATATTTCCAGTTGCAGCAACTGTGTTAGCACCACCAGTGGATGCCAAAGCTTTGTTATTAGATTTTCCAATCGCTACGTTATCTGCTAGGTTTGGAAGAGTAAAAGTAGTTGAGCCATTACCTGCACCGTAAGTTGTACCTACGATTGCAAATAAAGCAGAATAAGTTGATCTTGATACAGCTGAACCATCACATTCTAAAAATCCTGATGGCACAGATGAATCTGACCATGGCACAATAGTTGCTGTAGGTATACCTTCGATACCAGTAAGATCTGCTCCTGAAAAATTGTATTTTGTTGCTTCGTAATTTGCCATATTATTTCTCCGTGTAAGTCCATCCTACGTTTGAACCAGAATAAACTAATCCAAATGCTGCACCCTCAGTATTAACTACTAAGTCTGCTGTTGCGTTTGCTATTTTAGAACTATTCCTTCCAACAGTCAATGCGTTAGAATCAAACGTATATCTTGAATCTACAAAATGTACCTCATCACCAACTGCTGGTGATGCTGGTAGCGTAATTGTAACAGCGCCACCATTTGTTTCTACAAATAATTTTGCACCCGCTTGCACTGTTTCTGCAGCACTTACTGTTCTCCATTTTCTGTATTCACTTGCTTTAACAACATTTGTTCCATCTGCATATAGAAGATAACAATTGCCTTCACAAAGTAAAACTCCAGATCCACTAGCTGTCTTAAAAGTTAATGTGTATCCTGCGTGATCAGTCCCATCTATTACGTTATAAACTTTTTCTATACTATCTGGACATGTAACAGTTCTGTTAGCCGCTAAAGTTCCAGTTAATTTTATTGTAGCATTTCTTGCATTTGAAATTGTTGCATCAGACATGGCTAAAGCAACATCTGATGATGCTACATCAATTGCTTCATAACCTGCAACTGCTTGTTGTACTAGGTTTAAATTTGTATTTGTTTTAGTTCCCCATGTACCGGCATTTTCACCAGTAGCCATTAGTTCTAATTTTAAATCAGAGGAATATGTTGATGCCATAATTTTTTCTCCTATGCAGCGTCACTATAACTTGTATTTGATCCAGTTGCAACATTAGAATAAGTATCATTCGAACCTGTTGAGGCGCCACTATACGATGAATTTGAACCAGTGTCAACATTACTAAAAGAGCCATTTGATCCTGTATTAACATTTGTATAAGCTTGTAATCCAATCTTAGGATCTGCAAAAGTAGCTTGTAATCCTGTTAAACCCATTACGTCTGATGGAGTTATAGACCCAACAGAAGATGTTGCAGCTATACCTGTTAAGGGAACACCTATTGCAGGGACTATAGATCCTACTGCAGATGTAGATGCAACACCCGTTATATTAATTATTTGTGCATCATCAATTTCTAACTCACCTACACTAGCTGTTGCTGAAACACCGGTAATTGTCGCTGGACCAAATTCTAAACCTAATGTTCCTACATTAAATGTAGATGATACTCCAGATATTGATGCAGGACCAAACTCTAAACCTAGTGTTCCTACATTTCCTGAAGCTTCTTGACCTGTAATTGCTGGTGTTGAATCTATTGTAAAAGTTACACTTCCAACATTTGTAGTTGCCTCTTGACCAGATAAACCAACTGCATCTGCTGGCGATATTGATCCTACACTTGCAGTTGCATCTAAACCTACTGCAACAACAATTTCATTAGGAGACTCACCCCAAGAATTATCTCCCCAAGCATCTCTACCCCATCCAACTAAAGTTCCTACATAAGACAAAGTTGGAGTTGAAAAACTAGCTGATACTCCTGTAACAGCTGCAATTTCTATTGTTTCAACTGAAACATTTCCTACACTGGCTCTTGCAAATTTTAAAAGTTGATCTCCAGATGGTGGATCTGCTACCATTTCTAAAGGAACACCTATACCTTGAACAACTGTTCCTAAAGAAGATGTTGCTTCTATACCACTCGGAGTTACTAATTCATCAGCACCCTCTCCCCAATCTGCGTTTCCCCAAGTTAATCTACCCCAACCTGTTTCATTAAATTCTTCTGCATCACCTAATGATACTGTTGCAGAAACACCTGTTACTTCAACAACAGTGCTTATTGATAAATCACCTAAACTAGCTGTAGCCTCTATACCTGTGATATTTGGAACTATAAATTGAGCAGCTACTACTGATCCCAGAGAAGTTGTAGCAGAAAGACCTGTAGGTTTTACAGAGTATTCTACACCCCAACCTGAATTACCATAAGCTTGTCTACCCCAACCCTCTACGTTAAAAGCAGATTCATCACCTATTGATGTTGTAGCAGATACACCTGTTAAAGAAACAGTAACAACGTTAGAATTCCATGAGTTGGAACCCCAAGAATTTTGTCCCCAGGTAGTTGACATAAGGATGTCCTCCTTATGCTATACGAATAATAGCGTTAGATGCATCTGCTGTTGGAAATTGAATTGTAAATGTTCCACTTGATACTGTCTTATCACCACCAAAAGCGATAACAGCAACAGCTTTGTCAGATTGTGAAGAATTATAAATTAATGCACCGTTAGCTGTGAAAGATGCTGAAGTAAAACTTACGTCTGCAAAATCACAAAATGCAGTTGTTCCAGATGTTGTTGGTGTAACACTTGTTAATGTTGCACCACCTGCTGAGTAAGCAGACCCAGATGTATTTGAAATTTCGTTTGAAGTTGAGTAAGCAGTTGTGCCTGCACCTAAAGATGCAGAACTTGTAAATAAAGCTATTTTAAAAGTATTACCACTAGAAGCAGTAAAATTGTGTGTACCCACTAAAATTTCTTGTTTGAAACTTGTACAAATTGCTGATGATATAGCCATAATTTTTCTCCTACGGGTTTGCCGATGTTATCGGAATTCTAACAGCACCGTCGGTATAGTCATCTCTTCGTCTTCTACCAACTTGCTCGTTAGCAAACTTTTGTACCTCTTGTTTATATTTATTTTCGTAAAGTGTCAACATATCTATTGGACCTTTTAAAAACCCATACGCTTCTGATAGACAGCAATATAAAAGCCCATTTGGAAAGTTAAGACTAATATAGTTAGTGTCGTCATTTTCTAATAATGCAGGAGCTACGTTGTAATGAACTCTAAATTTATATGTAGTATCAGGAACTGGAGCGAACATCATTCTTCCAGAAGTGGTATCAGATTCTCCTGTGGCACCACCAAACATAGCGTAATATTTTGGTTGCCCTCTTTTAGATGATTCAGTCGATGAAATATATTCTTGTAAATATGAAATGTCTTTTTTTTCTAAAAAAACATTTGCTCCAGTTACAGCTGATGTTGAATCATATACTTGTATAGCTCTAATAAAAACAGCTCCTGCTGGGGCATTAATAGTTGATTGACCAGCTACTAGATTACCATCTTGTTGTTTTCTGTCAGCATCGATAGGTATATCTCTAAAAATTCTATATTGTGCATTTAAAATTATATTTTCTAAAACAGCATCTGTTAATACATTAGAGCCTGTTTCAGTATAACTTCTTATTTGTGTTTTTAATCCTGATGCACTTAATCCTGCCATTACGCTACTATCTCCCTACAATCTGGACAACTTTTTTTAAATCTTAAATGTGTTGGACAGTGCTCTGGTTTAGGTTCTTGCACCTCTTCATATAAAACAAGGTGTGGATCTTGTTTTTCTGATTTAAATATACTTTTTATCCAATTCCAAATTTTATTTATCATGGTGTTATAGTAACTGGACCTGCAGTCACAGTTGGTCCTCCTCCTTCTTCTGTTATACTAGGAGTTGAGCCTAGTGTAAACGTATATTTATTTGTTGTAGTTACTGTTATACTAAAACCTGATGAGTCCTCGTAGGCTGTAAAAGCTACACCTCCAGGGCTTCCTTGTACGTTTCTAAATCTTACTGTATCTCCTGAAGTTCTTCCATGATTATTTTCTGTTACAGTTACCGTTGTTGATGATGCAGTCGTAGCAAAAGGATTGTTTCCTAACAATGCTGCAACAGCTGGTTCTACTCTATCTGTTCTAACATTTCTTAAAGCTATACCATCTGCACCATGTGGTTTGGGTTCCAACTGTGGTTGTTTGGCCTCGTACTCTGAAACATGGACCAATGATCCATTCCATTCTCTAAGCATTTCTTTATACGGAAATTCCATACCAGATCTATCTGATATTGCTTTTGCGTATTTACCTGTTGCATATTTTGCCATTATGTTCCCGGATAATAAGTTTTAGGTGTTA